CTAATATAACTTCTTTTGCTTGTAAAAAGCATACAGCATGATTAATATCATTACAATATCAGACAATATTCTCGATGCGTTAAACGGAATAAAGCCAAATATTATAAATATTAACTCCGCAGAACAATATAGGAATACTAAAAATGCTGCTACCCCTATTATTTTAGATACGATCCGGTTCATTTTCTGCTCCTTTGGCGCATAGATGCGTATCGTATCATTTTTGTAGTAATCTGTGAAGATTGCTTTTCAGTTTCACGTTAGTACATTCTGCCACCATAACTTCTCATAACGTTATTGCACTCAATTTCCATTGTATAATATGCTGCAGTTGAGTCTGAGAAATTAAGAGCTATTTTACAGACAGCGGTGGCGGAATCAGGCCAGCCAGTACCTGTTGCGCCTGTTGTTGGGTCCTCCCAAACTATACTACCAGAAGTTGGCTCAATGCCAGAAGCTACTGATTTAAATATTTTGTATATATTAAGACTTCCGTCTGATTTAAAACAACAAGAATATTTGTATATCCCATCACTACCTCCAGTTAAATCAGATTTAATTGTTATATCCATAACAAACGAATCGTAGTACCCATTCCATTCTTGTGATTGTCTAAACATTCCCTTTGGAAGTGGAATGGTTACAGAAGAAGGAATTGGCGCAGGAGCTGGTAAATTTGTGCTTGGATTTGATATCCCATTAAACGGGAATTTATATAAATATACTTGTTTTTCGCCCGGGACAACTTGCCCACCATTTACCTGATTTATGCTATCAGGGGCGCAAGGCTCAATAATTAAATAGTTAAGATAAACAGCCTCTGAAGATGTGTTGTTAACATAAATAGTCTTCCAACCCCTACCGACAAGAGCGCCCGCCCATGACTTTCTTCCGTCTGAGTTTCTGAGTTGCGTAGTATACGACATTGTTTCTGATATTTCTTTAGGAAACGACTTCAGAGGCATTATATTTACAGGAAAATATCCGTCAACTGATTCTACAGGATCAGATAATGATATTTTGCAACCTGTAATAATACCTGTAAAAAATACGTCTGCGGCATCTGCATCAAGAAAGAAAGAAAAAGACTGCACACCACCAGGATATATTTTACCAACTTGACCGTTCCATACATAAGATAAGTTGTAATCAGGTGATAGAGATGTTAATTTCCCAAACCACCCAATCCCCTCAGATGCACGTCCAGGCTGAATTGATGAATATGACGCTATATTCCTGACTGGTCTAACCCAGCAACCAGCAAGAACAAATGACGCGACAGCATCACCATACTTTGCATATCCTGATTTATTAAAATGAGTTCCGTCGCTATACACAGAATTATATTTGCAATATTGGATTACACCCTCACTTTCAAATACAGGACAGGCATATTGATTAGCTATCGATCTTGCATATTGTGCAAAAAGCGATCCACCGTCATTCTGTCCGTAATTAATTGGTGTGGTGGTATGCAGAACTACACCACAACCCCAATCAATAAACCTTTTAATTATTTTTTCAATATACTCAACGTATTCGCCAAGCGTTGCACCGCCTACTCCCTGACTATCATTTATCCCCAGCATAAGATGCGCTACGTTACAGTTCGGGTTATCAGGCCACCTTTCATAAGAAAGTTTTGCCGTATCACCGCTAAATCCGTGGTTTATTACAGTAACATTTGAATTTGTTAATGTTAACAGTCGTTCCTGCAACCTAGAGGGGTACTGAATTGGAGCAACAGTGTATGGGTTATTATTAGGAGGAGATATAACATCTGAACTGGTTGTGTCGTGCCCTATAGTAACGCTGTCTCCCTGACAAACTATTTTTAATTCTCCTCCGGCACGCAATAAGTTATTTGCTGAAGCCAGTAAATTTGCATTACGATATGCATAAGATTTTGTGTTTAATTTATCATTAATAATACCAACATTCGAATGTAGATCATTTATTTCTTCCTGCACAGTCAATCCTGACGTCGTGCCAACTAATGCGGCACCATCATCTGTAGATAAAAGTTGTTTGAATTGATCAGGGTCGTACTTCAACACATTTGGAAAGTAGAACTGCTGCACTGACGAACTTCCGCCACTGTAAACGGCCATCGAGTGTCCCTGTACAGTCACAAACTTTGCAATCTGTCCATTATATACAGGGTAACCAGCAGCATTAATGATGATTGGTTGCGAAACAGGAACGTGAGAACCGTCTTCATTCTCTACAAAAACCTGAATCTGGTTTTCAGGATTTACAGGATTAGTGTCAATTTTTCCGATATAAATTTTGCCACCTGCTACAGCTTTAAAAGATCGAGCCATCGTGAAGAGCTGGCTCGGCATTGATACTACAACATTGGCGGTGATATCTGACATTTACTATGCTCCGGGTACAGCAAGGCCGCACAATACAAAACTTGCGCAGCATTGCATTAAGGTCGGTTATAATTGCTTAAAAGAGTGGAGGGTTTATGGAACGTGACTTATTGAACTTTGTTTTCTTAATCTTCGGCCTTGTGGTGGGCAAACTTTTATTCGCTTAAGGATTGAGATTTCGCTCCCTGAGCGAATGAGTTAACAATGCGCTCAACGTCAGATAACGCTTTCTCGAATGCGGTAGAACCACGTGGAGTATTAGCCAGGCGAAGCATTGCATTACGTGCTGGTTTACTCTCATACATTCTTGCCAGCAAACCATACCCGCCACCAACACCTACCAGCGCAGGGTTAGTTACCGTTCCAATACCTAGGATGAACGGTATAGTTTGCTGACCTGTAGGCGTTGTTACTCCTGCCTGACCAGCACGCTTGGTTGACTCAAGATAGTTCTTCAGTCCTTTCAGATACGCAGCATCTCGTCCTTTAAAAGCGATTCCCGTCTGGGTAGACATTAAATTAACCTGGCGGAGGAACTGATCCGGAGAACCGCCTGATTTCTCCATAGCCTTTCCGATGATGCCGTTACGCATCTGAGCGCGTCCCACATGACCTACTGACCGGTACAGATTATGAACTTCTGATTTGTTCTTGCTGAACAACATGTTGTTGACAACTTCAGGGGTTAGATCCCCTTTCATCAGAACGTTCTTCAAGCGGGTATTCTGGAGCTTACTAGCCTCATCTGCGTATACCGCATTGGCCTGCTTGTATCTGCGCAGAGTGTCGTTTCCAAGGTTCTGGACAATGGAGTTATCAATGTCTCCTGTCATTGCCCTGTATACACGCTGCACTGCCGCCTCAGCTGGCGGGGGCATTTGTGTCCTTTCTCCTCTGACATCCATCCTAAACTGCGTTCTCAGTCTGCTTAACTGTTCCAGGTCAACATCACCTTTAGCCAATTCATTCCTGTATGCCTGAAGTTTGCTAATTGTATCCGTGTCGGCAACTTGTCCTAATTTTTGCAGTTTTCCAATCTCATCATCTATCTGCTGAATTGCTCGCGTTGGCTGAATGTTGACTCCTGTCATTGCGCTCTGAACTTGCTCAAGACGGTTCCCTGCTGCTTTCCGAATTCCTGATGTTTTTGCCTTCAGGCTGCCAATAACAATTGACGGATCATACTCACCAAACCGTGATGCAAATTCATCTACCAACTGACTGCGAGCTTCTTGCTGATTAGCTCGCATTGAACTTGTCCCGGTAAATGGGATGTTTTCAGCGGTGGTCTGTGCCATGCGACCGACACGGGAATTTGGCTGCAAAACGTCAGTTGTATGCAAAGGAACATCAGCAGCATTAGCGAACTGAATAGCCTGCTGCGCTTCTGGTGCGATCGTCCCGCGAATCCCACGATAAGCAGCGCCAGCGGCACGGCCTAACTGATTGATTGCCCCGCCTAATGCAACACCAGTTCCTAAGTCTGTTGCCAGTGCTTCTGGATTATCACGCTCACTGTTTGCAGCCAATGAACCAACAGTGTTCTCCGCCAGCAAGCGTGATGCCCCCTGAGCAACTCGACCGGCAATAGATGGTGCCTGCGCTGCAATTCTCTCGGCCCCAACAGGAATCAAATATGGCAGTGCTTCAGAGAAGATTTTACCTTCTGTCGTCTGTGGAGTAAGCGCACCTTGTTGCAAGCCAAAGTCCTGCTCAAGTCCTTGTGTCGTGACGCGAGGCGCTGGCTGATAAGTTCCGTCACCAATGCCAAGCTTCTGACCAGCCCATGCCCCGGCGCTGGCGACAGCATCAGCCATTGATGCCGGGATATTTGCCAGATTAACGCCAGCCTGTAGCAATCCACGCCCAGTCTCTGCAGCAGCATTGCCAAGGTCAGAAATGAAGCCACCTTGTTGCTGTGGCTGGCTTTCTGGGGGCGTAGATGTGCCCTGCTGTTCCTGCTGTGCAGACTGTCCAGCAAAATACTCATCGATAGCCGATCCAATATCCTCAGTGCTTGTTCCTTCTGGGAATGTGAATGTCTTACCGTTGGCTGTAACTTTCATTATTCCACCGTGAATTGAATGCCGGATTTAGACGTGTAGCTTCCTCCGACTGATTGCTGAGTCGCTGGCTGCTGCCTTGATGATTTCTGCCCACCATTATCAACATTAACGTTGTACTGCTGGTTATAATTGTTGGTGTATTCCTGAATCTCACGAATAGACTGCTGCATAGCCTCCGGGCTTGAGTAGTCAACCTGCGGCATCCCCTGAAAATACATCTTCGCTTCTGCGATGGTGTTGATACCGCTAGCGCCCATATCTCTTGCTGCTGCCACGCCCTGATTCTGCATTCTTCCCTGAATACGTTGTGCGGAGTTATATAACTGTCGTTGTTCTTTGCCTGTGAGTCGGCTGCGAACATCTGCACCAATTGCCGGATTTCCTGCTCCGCCAGTCATTCCAGTCATGAAATCGAGAGCAGAAGCATCTGCATTTGCGATTGCGTCAATGTCTTTCTTCATCGCGTAGTTCTGTGCGCTTGCTGCAGACGTTGGAGGCGCTGCAATAGCACTTGCCGGGACACGAACCATATTGCCGTTATCGTCAATACCTTCGTAAAATGCATTAGCCCCTGCGCCGTGAAGTTTTCCGTCAATGTTGACTGTTCTACCATCTGCAAGCTGAACGACCCGATTCCCGTCGACTCCTGATATCGTTCTGGCGTTTGCCCTTTGCATTGCCAAATCCTGACCGCGGCGGGCTGTAGAGGCTGACATGTCTTGTCCGCGCATAGTAATATTTTGCCCGCGAGCCTGAAGTCCTTCCCCTGCTTTATTGCTGCGGATTGTTTCAGCAAGTCTACCACGGTCAATCTCACGACCAGCCATCTTGTCCTGAACATTGAAGTAGTCAATCGGACCAAGCGCAGCCATTCCGAGGTGATCCACAAACTCACCAAATCCTGAAGGATTCTGCTGATACATCTGAGCAACGTTATTAGGATCAACACCGACGCGTGCCAGTTCATTGGCGTTGTTTTGCAGCCATGATTGCATTGCTTCTGGAGACGATGACGCAAGGCGTGCGCCAGCCGCTAATGTGCCGATAGAGTTGCGCTGGTCTTCGTCTGCCCACTTCATACCAGACTGAATCTTCTCTAATTGACGAGGGTATTTGGTCATCAGATCTCGAACCTGTTGGCGATCACCTGACTGGATGGCTGCCGCATATTCTTTTTGGAATGCATCGTCAGCTTCCTTCTGTTTAGCCGCTTGATAGATTTGAGCAACACTACCAATTCCCTGCAACGCCTGAAGGCCGATGTTATTGCGACCTGATCGCTCCATTTCGTTGTTCTGGCGAATATAGGCCAACGCCTCACTTACATCACTTGCCTTTGGCGCATTTGAGTTTTGCCCACCGATACCAGCAAGAAAACCGCCTGAGTTGATTCCTTGTTGCCAAGTAGCCATATTCCCACCTTAAAACAATGATCCAAGACCACCGATAATGCCGCCACCAATAGCACCAACAGCAGTACCAATACCAGGAACTACAGAACCAATCATTGCCCCGGATGCCGCTCCACTCATAGCACCACCTAAAGCTGATTGCAGTCCTGATGGTCGGTTAGCATTCGCCGCAGATGCCGCCGCCTGCTGTTGATACAATTGGCTCACGTTGTTAGCGTAGTTCTGTCCGGCGTTTGCCTGACCTGTAAGAGCACCAAGGCCGATATTTGCCAGATTGTTGTAGTTGTTCATCTGACCTGACAGCCAGTTTTGACCGAGTGTAGGTGCGATTGATGCTAACTGATTACCTGTTGCCGTAGAGCCTAAACCACCTGTTGCTTCTGCTGCCGCCAGACTCTGGTAACGCGCTTGTCCTGCCAGATCTTTGTACTGTTGGGAATTGTAGTAGTTGTTTAACGCCTGACCTTGACCCTGTAGTGAGGAAAGGTCCTGCAAATGTGATACATACTGTTGAGCAAGCGGCGTGAACGGTGCAAGGTTCTGCATGTTCGTTTGCCACATTTCTCTCTGCAGATCGATACCTTTTTCTGTTGCCCGCGCCTGCGCTTTTGAGCCGCCATCACCACCACCTTTGCAGTAAACAGCTTTATTGAGGTGCTTATTAGCAATCTGGAAAATTAACATTCGTTAGCTCCTCGTATTTTGAGCGCGGTAACTGATAAATCGTGATGCCTACAGGCTTTCCATTACTGATATAAGCATCATCAAGGTGACCAACACGGGTAGCGCCAAGCAAACGGATAATTGCCCGTCCGTATTTCGTTGTGTCAGGAACCATGGTGATGCTGTTGAGGAATGGTGAGTTTTCGAGAAGCCATTTGCAGAATAATCGATGCCCTTGCAGTGCATATTCACCACGGAATCCGGGGTCGTACACCGCATGGCATTCCACAACGCTATGCCAGAAGTTGCGCACTTCATGAACGCCAGCCAGCAATAATCCTTCGTAGATGCCGAGGTATACCGCATCAGGCTTGATGTAGTATTTATCTCCACTGTCTACGATATTTCCCGTGTTTGCTGGGTTGTTGAGGAATTCTGCAAGCTTCACCGGATTATCGATGAGCTTTATTTGCATTAGTTGATTAACCCATGTGCACGCAAGGCGTCTTCCAAAGCCTTAGTGCGCCGACGCTCAGCAATTAGAGCACTGGCTATAGCCTGGATTTCAGATTGCGTGTAAGTATCGCTAACGGTGAATGTCAGGTCAGCATTGAATACGCCTTTATTCGCCGTACCTGTTGCCGCGGTCCATCCAGTCTGGCGAGCGCCAACAACTTTTGTACCGTTAACAGAATAACTTCCTGATACGTTAAGGGATGAGGCAAGAGTTTGAGTTCCTGTTCTGCTGAGTGAAACATAATCAACGATTATCTCTGATACCTTACCGTCGATATCCTGAACTTTTATTTTCAGACCATTAACATCATTCTCTATTTCAAGAAGCTTTACTTTTATTCCTGAAATATCCTCTTCTGTTTTTGCAATTCTTTTTTCGTGCTCATCAAGAATTACATCCTGCTCATCATTTCTGACCTGCGCATCATAAGCACCGCCTCCTGCCTGATTTGCCTTTTCTGCAATGGAGCCAACATCAGTACCCTGATTTATGACATACAGAAGGTAAGACTGACTGAATATGTTGCGAGGGAGAATAGATGCATCAATGCGTGTAGCCTGAACCACGACAGGCTTATTAAGTGACGGGTCTGCCATATTTTACTCCAGACGAATTTGACACCCGGATAGTGTTACTGGTGATTTTGTGATTACCCGCAGTTTGAATCCGATTAATCGACGAATACGACCTACACGCTTCCATAAAACTCTCTTGTCGTACACAAACGGCTCATTCTGCTCAATCATCTGTTCGCGACCGTAATTGATTCCGTCTGTGGTTGCAGACAGGAACAGGCGGTCAGCGTATTGAGCAACACCAGAGGATGATTCAACCTCAAGGTCGAAGCATCTGGCGTTATCTGCTTTGAAAAGGGGCGTAAACAGTAGGTGTTCTTGTTGTTTGTCGTACTGGCTGCTGATGTCGAATTGCAATTTCCCGGTCACCGATTCCAGCTTATCGCCGCACGTAATCTGGTTTCCTTCGTACATGAAATCGATGGCGCGATAAACATCGTCGTATAAACCTGTTTTCAGTACGCACCATTGCGGCCCGTTCTGGCTTGATGAGGCATCGTAAACCAGCACATGACGCGGGAGATGGATAATCAGCAGTTCATGCGCATCAAAGCGCAACGATTCCATCACGCCATCAGCCAGTTCATCAGCAGTGTAGGAGCGGAGGATTTTCTCAATGCTCGCGCTGGCGATTGGTGACACCTGCCCGGAGCCGATGATGTATACAGACGGCGCACCCGTTGCCGGATTGCTGATGAACGCATAAGAATCAGCGAATGGCGTTTTGCAGTAAGTCCCGGCAATGCCTTTCTGCACCATCAGTGATGGCTGTGCGACATACAAAGCGGCACCAACGGTGGTTGCCCCAGTCAGGGAAAAATATTCAATCGTCGATGAACCAAAGCAGACGATGAAATCTCGCCATGTTCCGATGCCGATGATACCGTCCGGCTGCGATTCTGCGCGATATTGTGCGCTGTAGCGGTCAGGATGCGATTCGTCTTCAAGGTCAGTGATAAACCATGAATCAGTGCCGTCTTTTGACCACGCATAACGCCCACGCAAGCGCGTAATGTCGCGAACTGAACCTAACTCATACTGAGTGAATCCACTGTCTGCAGGCCAGTTTGAGACGGTTTTAACCGTGCCATCATAGCGATACTCGACCAGTTGACCATTAACGCCTACCGCCTGTGATGTGCGACCATGTGCCATAGATACGCGACCGCTTCCGGCAACATCACCTACTACGGTTTCCCCTTTGTAGAGCTTGCTGCCTAAAACGCGATATACAGCGTTCTGAGCAGTGTTGTACTCAACTCCACGCGATACACCGTTCACGTCAGAACGTTTGGCGATGCCCGGGAATGAGCGAAGATATCCGCTGCTGTTAAGGATTTCTTTGGGTGTTGCCAGCATATTCACTGGCAGATAGTCGATATAATCGGCGTTCTTGAAGTCTTTACCCATTCCCTTCATCATGGGGAGTTGTTGAATCGGCATTCTGCTCTCCGGGGAAATAATGCCATTCGTTCAGATTGGCGAAACTGTTTCCACTGCCTGTCGGCATGCGTGACGGGTAAGGCGCTCGTTTGGCTCTGGAAATGGCGGTTTGCTTATAGAGAAGCTCTTTTCCGTATTTAGCAGTGGCGATAATTTTCGCTGTGGCCTCAAGCGCGTAATCCGGGGCAATCCGGCAAGCCAGATTGTGGAATACCGCGCTGACTGCGCTGGATCGAAGCCCGTGGTCGTCACCTTCGGATGGCGGGTTGTCATCATCTGAGAATGCATAGCCGGTGATGATGCCCTTTCCGTCCTGATACCACTCGGCCATCATCGCTTCGAGGTCATCTACGGCATCCTGCATAGACTGTGGCTCAACATCAGTGAGAGTTGCATCTGATGCCACTCCCAACTTACGCAGCGCCGCCCTTACCAGATCGCCTTTAGTCTTTATCTGCATCGCTTACCGCCTTAGGCTTGCGGCCTTTGCGTGGCTTAACATCATCTGCTTCCACGGGCAGCAGTTTTGATGGATGATCAAGCCAGCCATCTTTGACATATTCGGGAAGTTCGCTGGAGTCGATGACCTTCATCTGAGCCATTACGCCCCATACCATGATGCTTCCACCGGGCTTATAGATTGCTATTTTCATAGCCACTCCATAAAGAAAGGGGCCGAAGCCCCTGTTAGTTACGCAGTCTGACCAGGAAGACCAACACCGATTGCTTCCGGGCGTGTCGCGTTTACGCCATACCACAGCGCGATACGGCACAGTCCGGACAGGGTGGAAATATCCCCCTGCGTAGCGAAAATGCCGTTGAGTCCCACGTCTGGGATGCTGAAAGAGGTAGTTTTCATACCTGCAAACAATTCGTGGTTAGCCGGAATAGGCTGAGACACGATACGAATAGCATCGTCAGCCCAGAACACATTAGTGCGAGCGTCTTTAACGTTCAGAATGTTCACTGCCATTGCATCAGCCAGCGAGGTGTTAACGTTGGCGTAGGCACGCTGCTCCGGAGACAGGGAAACATCATCCAGCGCTACCGGCTTCGGCGTGATTTCAACATGAGTACCGTCAACAACGCGGACTACGGAGAAAGTCGCATCCTGAGCCAGTACGTTCTTAGCCATCTGACCAAGGAACTTAACGCCAGCAAACGAAATTTTGTCGCCGCGTTTCATGCCGGTAGTTGCAGACAGGGTGACGGTAGCAAAACGGTTATCAACGTTAACTTTGTTGCCATCGTTATCCAGTTGCCATGCGACAGGCTTGAAGGACTGCGCACCGGATACAGTGATGCCAGTTGCGGTGGATTTGGTCAGCACAGGAAGTTTCGGAGAGCGCAGGACATCATCGAAGCCAGCGACCTGACGCTGTATGGTGCCATCTCGGTATGCTTCTTCAGGAATACGCCCGAAGATGTCACGCTTGGTCAGGTCGTAACCCGCTTTTTTGTAGTCCTGAGGGTTGAAGAAGTACGATGTCCCCATGTCGCGGTTAAGTTCGCGGGAGAACATGATTTCTTCTGCGTCGGCCACAAAGTTCCAGGCGTCTGCGGTATTAGTGCCGATGGCATCAGGGGAGGTGATAACCAGCGAACCCATCTCGGCGGCCATGTTTGCGACTTTCAACTCAACGTTGTTCGCCAGCTTGCGAGCGGCAGACTGGATGCGGCGACGATACGCAGTTTCGTCTCGCAAGTCATCAGCACGCAACTGGAAGAAGTCGTTATCCGGCTCTCCCATGTTTACCGCGACGTTAAGTTCCAGTAACCCTGTCGCTTTATCAGTTAAATCCCAGCCCTCCTGAGTGGGTGACTCTTGCTCTACAGGCATCCAGATGGTATTGCTGGAGCGCTGCATAGAAGCAGCAGGCGGGGTGTATTTCTTGGCTTTCTGCGCCATTGGAGTGATTGCGGAGATGGTTTCGATGATTTCATCTACCGCCAGTGTAACAATTTGACCTTCGTTCAAAGCCATTATCGGATTCCTTTAAGTTTTGCCTTTAGCTTGCGGTAGGTTTCCACATCTCCCTTGCTCGCAGCAGCATCCATTTGTTTACGAATGGCATCTTTATTTGCTGCGCTGACATCACCGGTAATCGGCTGGTCAGCAGGGGGAGCGGAAGAGATTTGTTTACCGCGAGGCTTGAGAGTTAAGCGTTCGGATAGTCGAGTGAGTTCAATCAGCGCGGACTGCCCATCCATCGCCAGTAACTGGCGGGCTTTCTCCGGGTTTGCCCCCAGGTGATACATGAGCGCGGCGGACTTTTCCGGGAACAGGCGCATAATGTCTGCCCCAACCGCAGGCGGAACCAGTTGCATAAATGCGTCTTCTTTCTCCTGATAGTCAGGGATGTTGAGCTTTTCCGCCGCGTCATAGTGTTTGCGGGCAGCTTCGACGTATTGCGCTGATTGCTGGGTAAACTCCTGAGTCTTGCGGCCCTGTTCTGCTACGGCATTGCTGCGGGCGTCCTGCGCTTTCATTAGCCATTCGGTATTAGCAGCATTGAAAGCGGCAAGCGCACGGCTGTTGTCGTAGTCATATTTAGCCAGGCCTTCTTCTGACAGATAGGCGTTAATGTCTGGCTGAGGAGGAAGGTCAGGGTTTACCCGTAAACTCTCCGGCAATTCTCCGCGTTTAACTGCCTCCATCTGCTGCTCAAGCTCGCGCTGTCGTTTGCGCTCGATGCGGCGGCGGGCGAATTCTGCGTTCTTTGCCGGGTCTTGTTTTGGTGCTGTCTCATCGTCCTTCAGGACAATCTCAAAGCCCTCTTCCTGACCTGCATTGTCGTTGGCATTATCGACAACTAAGCTATCAGCAGATGCCGCTGCATGATCGCCGGACAGGGTTAAGTCTTCAGTTGCCTGAATTTCGGTGGTTGGTTCCATGATTAACTCTCTCTTATTGAGGTGTCTCGGCTACACTGCCGGAAGGTTGATTTTGTCTCTGCGATTGCAGGATGTTGGCAATGTCCATTCGCTGCTTGTGCGTCTGTTCATCGCCTTTAAGGAGTAACTCAGCATTTGCGCGAGCGTCTTCGCTGCGGTCCTGCTGGAATGAAGCAACGGTTTTAAGGAACTCTCTAAACTCAGATTGTTTACTGAGGTCCATGTTGTTGAAGATTTCTGCGATTCTGGCAGCGTTAAGCTGGTTCTGCGCTTCGACTTTAGCTGCATCGATTTGCAGGGACAGCGTCTGGTTCTGAGCTTTAGCCAGTTCAGCCTGCCCCTGCAGGAGTACGCCCTGAGCCTGAACCATTGCCGGGTCTTGTTGACCTTGTTTGGCTTGTTGCGCCTCTACTAACCATTGCTGCTCTTCGGGCGTTTCTGGCTTCTTAACGCCCATCTGAATAAGCTGCTTGTTTGCATAGTCACGCATCATCTCAACACCTTTACCATCAAGCAGGGTGAAGTACTGAAGCAACAGCAGTTGATATTCTGGCGTTCCCTGTGGCGTCTTGCCGAGCAACTCAAGAATTTCTGCGCGGTTTTGCTGCTTCATGGACTGGAATGATGGTCCAACATCCGTGTAGCACTCATAGCGCCCCCTGATATCGTTTAGTACCTGCTTTTCTCCAGTAGCAAGGTCAACAACCTCAGCCATTAGCTGAACATCTTTCTCGCTGCCATCCTCAAGGGTAATCGTAACGTTGCGAGGAACATCGTAGATGTCATTAACTATCGACTGGTAAATCTCTCCGTCACGGCGCATGGCGGTAGCCAGATTATCCTGAAACACGTATGTCTCAAGGTCAGCCCTCATATTCAGTTGATTGACGGTATCAAACGCAACCTGTCCGCCATTTACCGCTTCTGTATCAACTCCGAGAGTGGCAACCTCTTTTACTGCGCTGGTTGCTGCTTCCAGCATGTAGGCGTTGGCTTGCGGCACTTCCGGGTTTTCATAATATGCCAGCGGCTGAGTCGGAAGGTCTCCACTATTTTCGTCAGTGCGATTGAGCAGGTAGTATGGGTAATCGTCGTTACCGTCGTACATATGCTCAAAGCCTGCAATCTGCTCAGGCCAGAAGAACGGCTTCTTCTTCGGAGTGCGGGCCACGATGTCGGCGTTGAACGACATAATCATGTTGCGCAGACGCTGGCCGTCTTTTGTCAGGCGGACGACACCCTCATACACTTCTTTATCTTCAACGAAGCCCCACTCTCCGAACACCGGAACAATGGGGATATGCTCGCCAGCAATGAGCTGCTTGTCTTTGAGTACAGCAGTGCAGGTGATAATCGATTTGTATACCCGGCGACGCTTAATCTGGCGCTCTGCAATTTTGATAAATCCACTATCAGCCAGGTCATCGATGACGTCTTTAATATCGCGCTTAAAGTAGCTTACCGGCTCACCCGTAACCGGGTCTTGGTAGATAAACGCCGTCTCTTTCTTCTCGACCACTTCGTAAAACTCAGCGATCTGAATTGTGTCCTGCGTCAGCCATGGAAATACCCAATCGTTGGGGTTCTGGAATGATGGAATATCATCCGCATCGAGGTCGTATTTTTCTGCGAAATCCTCCCAACCATTCTGGCTCATTGAGTGGATAACTGTGCAGTGACGGGCGTCAGACTTATCCATCAGCTTGCTGTTGCTGTCCCATATAACATGGGAACAGGCACTATGGATAGGCTCTCGACGGATAACCTGATTGTTGCTCGTTGGACTTTGGTCTTCGTAGTCAGTGACCAGACGCCACGCACCTACACCTGCTTCAATCTGCTCACGAACAGCGACGTTGACCGCGATTTTTGCCGTATTGTGTCGCATGTCTGTGCGATACATACCCATAAGCACATCAGCGGCATCAGGGCTTGCTCCGTCCTTTGGACGATACAGAACATCAATAGGGTTCTGACGCATCTCAGAAACGAGCTTGCGCACCACTGGACGTACAACATCGAACTGCCCGCGATACTGCAGGGTTGTGTATTGTGATAGCCAGTCATCCCACTGAGATACACGGGAGAAGAAGAGATCATTCTTGGCCTCCCTTCTGGCTTCATCGCTGGCTGTCCAGTCCGCATCAAAGCGCGACAGGATGCTCTCCAGCCTGTTTTCATTGTCGGCCATTATCGTCCTCTGCGTACTGGTCTAATCGGTGCGGGAATTGCTTTTGAAGGTTTATTTTTAACTACCGGGAATGCAAACGTCAGCGCCAGCGCATCGGCCCGATTGGGTGATGGAACGCCACGGCGTTTCATATCGTCTTTCGACTCCAGAACAATCTTACCGTCTAGCTTTACTTTGTATTCAGGGGCGACAATCTCATCAGCGGTCTGCTGGTCATCAATGCTTCCGCCTTCATTCAGCCAGGATTTCATTGCGTTCCACATCTCGCCGCGCTTATTGAGCATTGCCGGGTCTTTCGATTCTCCCGCGAAGCTCACAAGTTGCCACTTTCTGCCCCACGACTTACCAACAGAATGAATACCCGTGCCGTAACCGAAATCAATGAACACCGCGTCAGCTTTGTGTTCATCCTCGATAGCAGCCACTACCTGAGCAAACTTCACATCGTCGTCTGTTTTAGGGTAAGAACCTAAAAGCCTTGAATAAAGCCCCTGCCGCAGATAGATACACGCCTCATCACTGCCGGAGTATGCCGGGTCAACGCCGATAATCTTCGGAGCGAAACCATACTGACTGTGCTCCAGTTTTCTTGACATACCGGCATCAGCATAGCTTTGGGGAATAAATTGCAGGTCAGACGCAGACGGGAAGAGGCCACGAACGCGTACTTTAAAGAAGTCACTATCCTCACCGTAATCGTTTCGCCATTCTTCAATAAGCTCTTTGTTCGTCATCTTCGCCAGACGGCTATCAATTTGCTTGCGTCTCCAGCGATGCTTGAATTTGCGGAAACATTCACGGAAACGCCCGGTGTTACGTGTCGGGTTGCCGAACGCGAACCAGAAAGGCTCTCCATCAGTCAGGCCGCCTTCAGCAACTTCCCAAATCTTGTCTGGTACCGCTGAAGCTTCATCGAAGATATAGAACGGGCTTGAGTTAGCAGCGTGAAGGCCAGCAAATGATTCGCTGTTTTCCTCGCGGCAGGTTTGCCCGTCGCAACGCCATGACTCCATGTGATCTACATGGTAGATGTTCATATTACCTTTGCCGTTGTTGTACTCGAACCAGTGCCCGGTGATACAACGCTTCTTCCATTTTCCCAGCTCACCCCACGTCTTTGTCCTCAACTGCTCTGAGGTGTTGGCAGTTACGACGCCTTTGCAGAACGGTCGGGTGCTCATGATGTATAGAATTACCCATGCAGTGAGCGCACTTTTCCCGATGCCGTGACCTGAGCTTGTTGCGCAGCGGTATGCTTCTACCGGCTTTATACCATCAAAGTTGTTAGTGCTAATCGCCTCACCCCAGTCAGTGAGAAACTCTTTCTGCCACTCATCTGGACCGTTAAAGCCATCAAGCTCTCCAACTCCCCACTCAAATGCATACATCACAAATCCGAGTGGGTCATAGAAGAATCGCCCCATATCATCGGCAAGCATTGCCTCAAATTCTGATGACATCACTCACCCCTTGCGCGTTTACGGGCCTCCTGAATGCGCTGAATCAGGCTAACCTCTCCGGTGTGTTCTACTTCCTGTTTGTCACGCCATTTATCTCGCTGCCTGTTCTTAAGCCAGAAAATGGCAGCAGTCGTATCGGGTGGATAATGTTTCACAGTAGGAGTTATGACGATCGAGCCATCGACAGCGCGAATATCATCTTCTAGGTGTTCGTACCCGGTGGCGCGGTGGAATAACTTTGCGGCGACTTCACTGTCCGCAACAGCCTTACCCTTTTTTATGGACTCAAGAAAATCAGGATGCGCGTGCTTCCACGCATTGATTGTTTGCTCGCTAACATCAAAGAAAGAAGCCAGTTCCGCATCTGTATGCCCTAACAGACAAAGTTTTCTCGCCTGCTCGGCATACTCTGGTTTGTAAGCCGATGGGCGACCAATTTTCTTATCTTCAGCCGCCATATCATTTCCTTGTTAACTTCCTTGGGTAGTTGCGATAGTCACGTTAGCAGAACCATCGAATGACGTTGAACCTGTGACAGCGCCGGTTAGTGTGATAGTGCGAGCAGTAGATAACTTATCCGCCGTCTCTGCATTCGTTACTGAACCGCTTGCAGAAGTGTACTTAGCTTCAAATGCTGCCTTGCTCATATAGAGCAGCTCTCCGTACTGGCTTCGGAACAGATATCCACCGACCTCCGGCTTGAATACGGCTACTGTTTGCGCTGACATGTACTGGTCAGCATACGGACCGTCGAATTCTGCGTTTGCATTTCCGTCATTAGCGTATTTGATAGCTTTAATCGGAAGAGCAGACACATATACACCGTCAGCATCTTTGTATAGAGGCCATGATGGCGTGAAGTTTGGGTTTGCCATTACTTGGCTCCTTCTTTTTCTGGGTCATGAAAGAACGGCAGGAAGTGACTGAACATTCTGTCAAGCATGTAGCAGTAGGTTTCGTTTGCGTCGCCAGGATAAGTAGTTACACCAACATCTCGGCAGACATAGAATGCGACGTGAGCACACTCATGAACCAGTGTGGCAGCATCTCCATTGAATACCCCAAGCAGGTAAAGGCTCTCGCCTGTTTCGGTATTGCAATATGACTGTGTTGCCCCCGCCAGCATCTCATTCCCGCCGCTATCAACTCCAAGATGAATGCAAGCCTGATCCCACTCTTCCTTTGAACGACACAGGTAGACATTGGCGCTATGGAACAATGGCACGAAGAACCGGGGAAGTTTAGGCCACTTCGTCTTTGCCATTCGTTATGTTCCGGCAGTGAACAGGTCTAACGCTTCTTTTGCCTCACGAATAGCCTTTTCTGCGCGAGCTAATGCCGTTCCTTCACCCTGCGCCAAAACCAGTTGGTCTTTGAACAGTTCGAAGTTCAGCTTACTTCCAGCAACGAATGCGATCGCTTTCTCTGCTGCTGCGGTATCGCTTTGAACTAAACGGAGGATATCGAGGTTCATCTGCTGTAATTCTGTCAATGCTGTAATCTCTGCCATTGTGTTGACTCCGGTTGTTGGGATAAGCCATTGTCGAGACCACTCATTGAATGGTCTCTGCAATAACCGATGTCTTTCCATCAGTCCGCCACCACAAAGAATCTTTTTTGCCATAAGGCTGGAGGTTCATCTTTCAGTGGCTGCCAGTGTTATTTCCCCACTTACTGGCTTGGGTTGTTTCGTGGTACTGCCGTAATGTACAAACTAGATTAACCAGCAGAATCACACCATGCCGGGCAAATACATTTGCACTTCATTTGCCGCTCTCTCACGTGCAACATGAAGCAATCTTTTTCGACCACCAATTCCCCACTTAGCCATTTGACTTGCGCACTGGCTTATCGCTTTGGTTTCAGTGTTGATGATGTGGTCAATTTTGTTCAGGCGAGACATGGCACCAACGCCGAGACGGACAATCGTTTTGAAAACTTCATAAACTTCGATTTCAAATTCCGGCTTAATCCATGCTGCATATCTGATTGCCAGTAGTTCAACGCCCCACACACCAGGTTCGGCACCACCTTTAATGATTTTAAGTGGTTGAATTTGTTTCAAAGTGCTTTTTTGCACTTTGACCTCTAGTGCTTTTATGAAGCGTTTTATCTGCGCACTACGCAAAAACTGGCTTGGGCGCTGTTGTTCTGTAGCCTCTCCGTTTGCAACTGCAGCTGCATGGAGATCGTTTAAGTTGTAGCGTCCGTCCTCATCAACACGAACGGACACACCATTGACCATAACTGTTGGGTACTTCATCAGTGATCACCTTTAAGTGATGAACCTTGTCACACAGGATTCCGGCCCACAGAAAGGCACCGATCACCAAACCGGCATCCTCAAGGGTCATCCTGAAAGGTTCTGTGTTCAGAAGTCGCGCGTGTGAAGCGCATTTACTGCGGATACAAAAAAACCCCACGGATGCGAGGCTGTGAGAATTTGCTACGTTTAAATTCCAGAGGAGAGACTGTGCCAGAGGCTCAGGGATGGGCTTCTATATCTCTCCCTCGTTTTCGCATAGTGAATCCCACTTGTCGTTGTGGGCGTTGATTGCCTTCACCGTCCTGGCATCCATCACGTCAGGGTCTGCTCCGTGAGTGATGATTGGTCCGAAAGCTGTGCAGGCTGAATCAACGTTGATGTATTTAATCGTCGGAGTGGTACTTTGATTTCCGCATGCGGTCACGAGCAGCGTTATCAGAAAGAGACTGATTCGTTTGGTCTGCATCTTTGGCAACCTTAATGATTGAGGCTTGCTTATTACTGGCGGCTTGTGATTGCTTAACGGTCTGGTGAGCTGACTCAACATCAGCCTTAGCTTTGGCCTCTGTTGTCCCCTTGCTCCTTCCAGAGAACCATGCAGCCAGAACAGCAACGACAATACCAACGATGCCTAAGATGTATTGCCAGCCTGATGCGATTAGGTTGGTCATTTCCCATCCCTCTTATCCTTTGGTGGCTTCTGTAATGTCATCCTCGACAGGACGCCAACAACCATCAGGACAACGGCACCAATTCGCATCCAGCTTGAGGGGATCTCAGCTTTCCACTCGGGAGGAAGCTCAAACCAGATAGTTGGTAGGGCTCCAAGAGCTACAATCACCTTTGTTGAGTTCCATCTCCACCAGTGACGCCAATCATCAACAAGTCGAAGTTTCATAGCAGCCCCGCATATGCAGCCATCTCACCAGTGCGCATCACCTCAGCATGACGTTTAGCGCGCTCAGGTGTTTGCTTAGCCCACAGGCTTGATAGCATTCCGTTAGCTGCGCCTGCATAGTTTCCTTCTGCGACCATTGCCAGCGTATTCTTGAATCCAGCAAGACGACTTACCCCCATCTGGTAAGCCATGCTTATCAGGATGTCTCGGCGTGCTGGGTTGCAGGATTTCATTGCAGCTACAATGGAGGGGTTGGTGTTCATCTTAATGATGGTGGTTTTGACGAATGATTCAAGCCATGCATCGCCAACATCTCGAGGAACGGTGAAAGTGTAATTGTTTAACGAAGCGCCTTTAGGGCCAATTCTGATACCACAAGCCACTGTCGGATAGCCTTCAGTATCAATGTAGGGTTTCTCACGATAACCCTCTTCGAAGTTAAGCAGGGGGATTATTTGACTCATTGCGCTGGTCTCCATGCTGCATCCGTAGAGCGTTTTCTTCTCTGCGATCTCGTTTTCGTTGGTAATGGAGATTAATGGCGAATGTAAATACTGCCAGAACGAAACCGCCGAGAGCCAGCCATTCATTTAATGACATACTCCCCGCCAGAAAGGTTGCCCCAGATGTGGTGTAAGCAGCGGCAGTGGTTACTTTGTCTGCCATATTTTTCATTCCAACCTCCAGAACATCAGGAGGATTTGTTCAAATTGGGATTAGGTATGATGGTGATCAGAACAAATCCAGGATACATTTGCGGTAACGTGGTTTGTTCGTGACTAAAGGCATGAGCAAATCAGGCAGGAGGCTGTTAGCGCAGTCTCTTGCCGCCCATTTTCACGAATCCCAGTCATAGTTCTGGGTTTTCTTTTGTGTAAAACGCCCTACCCCGTCGCCACGAATGAGCAAGGGTATCTGGATGTGTTCTGGTGATTGGTGATAGGGCGCTTTCAGAAATGTCGTGCAAATAAAAAAGCCGCCGCAGCGACTTAAGATTCACTAACGGCAGCTTATTCGCTTATGATTGCTCATTTGCTCATGGATGTCAACACAATCTATGCAACATGTTTAATTTTATCCACACGTTTACGACTATTGAAGGCATTTAGCATCGGTTGATAAAGCATGAACAGGGATGCCTTGAGTACGTCATCTACTTCTCTCCGACAGGTAATAAGAGATGGCTTGCGCATCCTTTCTCCGCCGCGGCCTGACATTTTGCGGGGACTTGCAGTCTTGTGATAGTAGGATGATATGGCGTACTTAGAGGAACCATGTGCGTAATAGCTAAGCAGAATGCCAAAGGCCTTTGTGTCGATGCGCATAACGGAATCTACGACCTGAGAAATCAACATTCCGTCATCATCATTGCACATTGGCCTTGTCATAACTCTTCCCGGCTCTACGCTCTCCATGAACTTCGCTATTACGCTGCTCATACGCTTTTCCAGACGACCTGAATAAACCCATGCGCCCCACAGTTCAAGCCAGCCATTCAGCCACTCGTGCTGCTCTTTGGTGAGGTTTAGTTCTCTTATGCTCATCGTCTTCCCCTCTTGCCCTGTTTGACCATCAGGACGCCGTTAACTATTGCGTGACGCTCGCCTTTGCTGTCTCGGTTGTACTTGAGCACTGTTCCTCTTGCGCAGGAAAGCATCCTCGCCACTTCGGTCTGATTGCCTCGTGTCTGGATAAGAAGCTCTGGTATCGTTTGAATTGTGGCGTTCATACGTTCTCCAGTTCGGTGATTTTTATTCCAAGCCGTCCGCCTGGTACTTTCACACCACGAATTACGCGAATGTCATCGAATTGCTCGTCGTCTTCCGCAAATCCGGCGTGGATAAGGGAGTCGAATAAACCCTTCAGGATGTTATCGAGGTCGCGGCGGCGGGAGTCTGGAACGTCTGCGATGACTTTGATGCGGAGTCGTGATTTGGTGAAAATGTCTAACTTAAGTTGGCGGATGATTTGCTGAACGTCTTTTCGGTATTTCTGGCCTTTATCGCTGATGTAGTATTGGCTTCCCCGTCTTCGCCAGTAGGTATTCACCGACGGCGGGTATGGAAGCACAAACTGATATTCGTTCATGACTTAATCTTCCCCTCCTTCAGCAGTATCGCCTGCGTCCTGATCACGCCTTCGAGGTGGTAAAGTCTGGCGTCTTTGTTGTCGAGGTTATGGGTGCGTCGGTCGATTTCATCGTGACACGCGCTACAAGCCCATGCGCCGATCAGGTCGTCAGGCTTCATTCCCGTTCCGCAAATTCCAGCCATCCGGTAATGCGCCAGAACTGTAGTTTCAGGATTGCCATTGCATACGCCGTAAATACGTACCTGGCATTCTCTGCCACGTGCTTCTTTGCGTAGATTATCCATTTGCCAGCTCCTTCTGTTGCTCATATTCGTGAGAGAAGTCTTCTCCGTCGATTGGCATGAGTTCATCACTGTAAAAATAAGAGAAACCACCTGAAGGCTCGTTTATATAAATCGATACATCGCCTTTAACTAACCACCCAGGGGTGTCATCACGCCAACTATGCTTACCTGCACCAGGAAAATTAAATACATATCCGTTTGTTACTTTTTCGATTAACTCAACGCATCTGCCAATTTCGGGTTTGTTTTCTGAAAAAATGACTATTGCGATGCCACCTGCGCGTAACTCACTCATCATCTTCCTCCAGCATTTGTCCGTTAGGGTCTGCCATTAACTCTGCGCAGCAGTACTCACACACGTGAACTTCCAGCACATGCAGCTTCTGACCGCAGTTAGCGCACGTTAAAGCCCGCTCGACGCTTTCTTTCTGGTATTGAATGGATTGGGATGGGCTAAGCATTATTGGCGTCCTGCATCATGAGAAAGACAATCATGGCGGCGCGGAGGGAATTTTCATGTATAGCTCGCTTAGATTTACAGTCGGCCACACCACGTGCACCCCACTCGTCTTCATCGAGATTGATAATGCTAATCCTGTACTTCTCAATAATCGGCCATGAGGCGCTAGGATCATTGCAGTAGTCAGGTAAAGGGTTTAATGGCTCAAAAGTTGTATCAGCATTTCCGTAATACCATTTGTTGGTGTTATTCCCTGATGTTTCCGGTTTACATGCCCAAAGGCCTTTAAAAATTATGTCTCCTACCATTCTGTTAATTTCAAAATCACTTAACTGTGAATAATCCATTGTCACTTCCTCGCACGATGTCTTAGCCACCGGATATCCCACAGGTGAGCCGTGTAATTGAAGGTTTTTACGTCAGATTCTTTTGGGATTGGCTTGCGTTTATTTCTGGAGCGTTTCGTTGGAAGGTATTTGCAGTTTTCACAGATTATGTCGGTGATACTTCGTCGCTGTCGCCTCATGCAGCCCTCCTGACGCCCTGCCCGATCGCCATCAATGCCGCTTTGGATACGGTAGTAAACATCCGTCGAGGACTGATGAACGGTCGCCAAATCAGCAGCATGGAGCCTTTGCTGTTTCCCTTCTTCTCCAACCCTGTCGATGGTTCGATAAAATTAATCCGTCCATCAGTGATAATGCGAACTTCGTCGACACTCTCCAGAGCCTTGCTGAACCATCCGACTGACATATCCTCTGGCACAAGCATAACTACCGTCTGTCGCTGTTGTATGCACTGCTCAGCGGCTTTTTCCACCCACGGCCTGATATTGCTGTACGGTGGGTTATTCCAGATTGCACCGTGGCTTAACCACTCAGAATTGAGCGCGTCGTCGGCCTCAGTTAGCCAGTGAGCGCACAGAGTGTTTTTGTCGCTCGCTGCCGAATCCAGCCAGAATCCAAACTCAATATCCAGTGCATCAAAAAGCCAAAGCGGCGTTTGCCAGCAGTCCTTGTCGTGTGCTGGCGTATTTGATTTGATAGTCATGCAGCCTTCCCTTTTCGTTGTGACCATTCATACTCTCGCCGGGAGTCATCACTCCACCGCACGTTGCGCTCTGAGCCGAACCAGAACATGATTTCGATAAGTTCTGTCATGCTGGCCTTTCGCATTTTGCTGGTACGCACACCAAACATAACGACTCCGCCATCAATGCCCGGAGCACTTCTCTGATTCTGCTTTTTCGTCTTCAGCCATAGCGCGGTGAAGATGTCTTTCCAGTCCGCCTCGTCGTAACGATTTCCATGCCATAGCACCTGTTGAGACACGTCATGCAGCATCGGCCATAAACGGTCGTTCTGCGCTTTGGTTCTCTTGGGCTCTTTGATGTGGACTTCGTGTGGTGACTTTTCGTCTAGGGGTATTGCGAGGATGGCGTTTATTGCTGACTGCTGTTGCTGCTTACTTCGAAGGAAGATGGTTTGTTTCATCGCCACCACCATTCTATTGCGATGTGGCCTATCCAGAATGCTCTAATTGGCCCATCATACCAAAACGAGAAATATCCCCACTTTACTTTAGGCTGCCACGATATCGAGATGTGCCAGCCTGGTAGCTTCAGTCTCATACTCACTCCTTCACTTTGATTCCAGCGGCGCGGATGGCTTCTGCGCATTCCTGAATACCAGCGTTTCTTCCATCATCCCAATCAACCAGGTCAGGAATGGAGTAGTCATCGCTGGAAATATCATTTTTTGCTGGCAACTCAATCTCGATAGCGGCGCGTGATGCAGACCAAATTTTTTCTCCCCACCCTTCGGCGCAACTTTTCCGAAGCTCTTCTTGCTCAGGGTGTCTCCACCATTCCAAAAACTGCTTTCTTGATTCGTCCATATTCCTCTCCATCAATGAACCTGCTCGCCATCGCTAACTTTCAGACGCATTGTCCCGTCTTCCCATTCGTGCAGATACTCCGTCTTGTTCTCGGCAGCCATAAAACCACGGGCATAAGACAGACAGTAATTCAATGGGCTTTCTCCGACCTTAGCCAACGCATCCATAGCATCACAAAATAATTTCTCTGCTTGTTTCTTTCTCATCATTTTTCTCCACCCCAAATAAAAAGGCCTGCGATTACCAGCAGGCCTGTTACCAACTCAGTGATGTAGATGGTCATTCAGTACTCCGTAACGTTCTCCTGCCGCCACACTTCGTCATACTCTGACTTCGGCATGTTAGCTATGTAGTTGTATGGTGATGCACCTTCCGTTTGCAGGAACTGGTGAGACTGCTCATCAAGAAATAGCGGCACACCACCTTCCCATCCTTCCCCGTTTCGCTGCTTCTCAAGCATTAAAACAGATGCGGGCGCAGCAAGAAGTTGCTGGTCTTTCTCGTTAATCTGCTCTCCAGCACAAACGCGCTGTAACGCTCTCTCGCGAGCTTTATTGCGCCAGATGATAAACAGGTTATCCGTCAGGTCTGTAATCGCTCCTGAGCCTTTTACGTCCATCTTTCCGGTAGGTTTCTCCTCGCTGTCTCCCTTTCTGGAGTGAGTGACGAGAATAATGTGAGAGTTGGTTTTATTTTTGAAGTCGCACAGCGCGTCAACAAACGCCTTTTGCCCGTTGTAGTCGTCATCGTTAATCCCGCACTTCATGAGGCTGTCGATGATAAATAACTGGATGCCGTATCGCCGTCTGGCGTATGTGAAGATTTCAATCAGGCGTTCAGCCTTGGCTGTACCTGTCAGGCCAAACAACCAGAGCCGGTCATCGTAAAACTTAAATGCTGATTCGATTTCCAGTACTGGTGGCGTTTTGCAGCATGTAGACTGCCGGGTCAGGCGTTTAAGCAAAACCCCTGGCTTCAGTTCAAGCGAGGCGACGCATGTTTTTACCCCCTGCCTCATGGCCTCAAGTGCCATATGCCCGACGACCTCCGTTTTTCCATGACCGTTCACGCCATTGACAAGAGTTAACTCCGCCTCACGGAACTGGAAGTTGTAAGCCAGCGTTTCCCACGGTGGGTTAAACAGATACTGCTGCTTGCCGTAGAAAGCATTGACTGTATCCTGGTAAAACTCACGAGCGCTGTAGAGTTCTTCCGGGTCGAAATATGACGCTGTCCCGATGTACTGCCAGATTTCATCCCCGGTGACGCCGTTCATCAGGCATTCGTTGATATCTTTGTGTGGCAGTGTAACCAGACGACAGCGATGTTCACCAAGTCGGCTTGCGATTTCCCTTGCAGCTTCACGCCCGACATCGTCAACGTCCATCGAAATGAATATTTCTTCAAACCTGTCGAGGTTGTGGTATTCAAACTCAATCCACTGTTGCTTGGCGCCTTTCCCACCACCGAAAGGGACAGATAGCGCCGGAATTCCGTATTGCGCATAGCTCATGCAATCAATTTCGCCTTCGCAAAGTACAACCGCCCTCACGCCAGCATCGAGAGCCTGCCATCCGAACAGACAGGGTTCACAGTCACCTTCTGCCATGATGACTTTCTTCCCGTCCGGGCGCTCAGTACTGATTCGCTTGACCTGCAACAACTCGCCATCGCGTTTGTACGGAAGCACCAGAGCATCCAGTTCACGTTCGCCATTCCACACCTTGCCGCTGACAACCTCGTAGCGCTTTACGACTTCTGGCGATATGCCACGCGATTGCAGGTACTCAAGATGTGATTCGGTTCTGGTAACGTAGCGGGCGATTTTCTTGCGGTCAGGTCTGGAGAATCTCTTCTCACGTCTGGCGTCGAAATGGTGATCGTCCTCCCTGATACCAAGAAATGCCTTCGCTTCCTGCATGGCCTGATGCAGGTTAATTCCACGACACGCCATCCACAAATCCAGCATGTCACCGCCGTCTCCCTCAGCAAAATCAGCCCATTTTTTCTTGCCGCTAAGGTTAACCTTCAGGCTGTTCCCCTTGTCGCCGTTGACGTTACCAGCAACCCATTCATGCCCGTCTTTCTTGCCGTTTGGCAACAGGTGCAGAGCCACCCTGTCAACCTGCGCCCAAAGCAGGTCGCTGAGTTCACTCGGTGTCATAATTCCCTCAGATTGAGATTTTTAAACCAGAAATCGACAAACGAAATACTTAACCAGCCGTGGTTATAACCAGCGACCAGTAGCGATTTGATTTTTGGTTTCATGGTTCACCTGTCGAAAAACACGTAGCCAGTTTTCGATACGGTGATTGCGGATGATGGTTTGGCGAAAGAGTTACAAGATCGAGATTTCTGGAATCCCCTGGCATTTCTGAGCCAGGTATTTAAGGCGCGACTCCAGTCAATGAATTTGCTCCCCTTGCTGAGGTGATGGTCGGTAAATTTATCAAACTCATCCTGCAAGGATATCCCAAACTCTTCGGCCATTTTCTGATGTGAGGCCGATGGTGAAAATCCTTCCGGCATCGAAGATGGTTTTTTCTTGCGTTCTAAAGGTTCCTTGACTGGTTCAAAAGAGTGATAGGTTCTGGGGGCAGCTCCTGCCCCACCCCCTAGGTCAGCTCCTGCCCCACCTGATTCTGGTTGGATTTGTTGCGCATTATCCAGCGTCAGATAAAAAACGTTAGACTGGTTAAGCTCTCCTTTTCTTCTGAACTCCCTTTTCAGGAGCCCCATATCTTCCAGTGCTCTGATGTGGCTTTTTACTGTTGATCTGCTAACCTCACACTGATCAGCGATATGTTGATATGAAGGCCAGCACTCGCCATTATCATTAGCGTTATCGGCAAGTTTAATCAGAACCAGTTTTCTCAGTGGGTTGCCAACCTTTATATTCATGGCCTTCGCCATCAAGTTCATACTCATTTTGACTTCTCCGAAGTTTTGTACTTGTTAAGAATTTCTCTCAGTGGCGCGGCTATTGCAGGATTAACACCCTGATAAAACTGGTCGCGTAGCACATCTTTTTGGTGATTAACGCGTTTATTTTCCTGGTTTTTTCGCATATAATTACCTCTCCTGATGCCTTAAAACTCCATCTGTATTTGATCAGAACGCTCGGTCTTGCACACCGGGCGTTTTTTATTTCTCGGCATCACAGCTTCCACTGCTTGCCTTGCTACTTCCCTGATTAAGCTCGTCTCCCATACCTTCTCCAGAAGAACGAACGTCACCGCCATATCCTGAATGTTCAGGCGGCTAACTTTTGAATCAGACCATCCCGCCATCTTTGCGAAATTTGTCTGACCCATTGATACGAGTCGGGCGCGAAGCTCTGTTTCCACTTCGCGTACCTTTTTGCTGTCTTTTGCTAGTTCCATTGATTAAGATCTCCTTAGTTAGATAATTGATATTTAGTACTTTTTTATCGTGCACCATTGACAGTCATCCATGACCACGCCGGGCACCCGACCATATACCGGGCCGTTCGGTATAAAAATTTGCTTTATTAAGCTGCTTTGTTCGGATTGGGGAACAAAGCGGATAAATCAGGGCGAATCAGGTATGCAGGGACGCTTCCATTGGTAGCCATTTCAATGCGCTTGGCATTTTCAGCGGATACCCTTTTCTTCCCATGCAACCAAGCCCATACAGACGGCTGCTTAACACCGCAGGCATCAGCTAACTTTTGCTGACTTCCTACTGAGTCAATAGCCGCTTTAATAGCCTTGTTGACCATAAAAATAACTCCTGCTGAATTCACAATCAGAATAATAGCCAAAGCTATTCAGAAAGTAAATAGCTTTAGGTATTTGACTAATAATAGCTGTAGCTATAGGTTGTACGAATGAAACTAGATACTTTTTCTCAAAGGCTTACATACGCGATGGATCAGGCTGGGTTTACTCAGGCTTCTCTTGGCAATGCTGTTGGCATGTCTCAGCCAAGCGTCTGGAAACTTACGTCTGGAAAAACACGCAATACGCGCAAACTTTTTGAAATATCAAAAGTGCTTGGAGTTCGTACGGAATGGCTTTCCGATGGAACTGGGCCAATGCGTGATGAGGGAGTTGAATCTTATAATCCAAAATCTTCTATTCCTCATGAAAGCACGTGGGGATATTTGGACCCATGGGATGGAGGAACGCCTTTAAGAGGTGATGAAGTTGAAATTCCTTACCTTAAAGATATTGAGTTTGCATGCGGGGATGGTCGGGTGATTGATGAAGATCACAACGGCTTTATGTTGCGCTTCTCCAAATCAACCCTTCGCAGAGTTGGCGCGAACAGTGATGGAAGCGGGGTTGTTTGTTTTCCGGCTCGTGGCAACAGCATGGAGCCAAACATTCCTGATGGAACAACAGTTGCTGTTAACACCAACGATAAGAAAATAGTTGACGGAAAGATTTACGCCATTAACGAGAACGGTTGGAAACGCATTAAGATTCTCTTTCGATCAGGGCCTGACAAGGTAAGCATTAGAAGCTTTAACTCACTGGAATACCCACAAGAAGAAAAGAATCTAAGCGATATCGAGATCATCGGAAGAATCTTCTGGTGGTCTGTAGTTGACTACTAACCTCATCACACCACAACAAACCCGCTTTTTGCGGGTTTTTTATTGCCCAAAAAACACCAAATCTCACATACAAGAAAAATAAATCACATTAGATATCAATGACTAAATAACCAAAGGAGTTATTTTATAACTATAGCTATTTACAGCAATAATAGCTTTGGATATAGTTAAGCCATGTCGAACGGCGCGACATTAAACCATGCGTCGGGAGCGCGGCGGGTTCAGGAAGAACGGCAATGCTGCTCAATGCGAAAAGGCTTTTTTGTTTTTAATCACACAAAACAAAGAAGCTTTATGATAGAAAAAGATGAGAATTAAGTAAGCATATGGAGTAAGGAATGATAGACAAGTGCGCAGGAGTTAACAATTGAAAAGCACGACAACCTACACAGCAATGAGGGTTAAACAATACGGATTGGTTCCATCAGTAGAGGTGCAATGCGTAGATACAAGGTTAAAAACCAAACATGATTGCCTTCTACTTTTCAAAACACTTGATGATGTCATTTTCCTTGGTGCTGAAAATCTTCACCCTCTCATCAAGGCTGAAATGAAGCAGTGCGCCCTTAATGCTTTGCAGGTTGGGAAAGGTAAGTTGCAGATCGAGGCAAAGCAAACATTAACTGAGCTTGAGAGTAGCAGAAAAAGACAGGCAAGCAGAGCCCGTCAGTTTCACGATGCAATAGCCGGGTGGAGCCGTGAGCTTCTTTCACTGAACATTGATATACAGAGAGGGCTAGATCTTCCGACCATAAGGTCGAGGATAGGAACCCTCGCAGAAAACATGGAAAAACTCAAACCCAAAAAATAACCCGCTTAGGCGGGTTTTTTATCGGCATTGATTCAAAGATTGACCGTGCATTTTCACGGCTGTCTGAAGGCTGTAGTGAGCGCGTCACCAAAGCCATTTTGCTTGCCGGAACGCGTCAGAAGGAAGTTGAAGTAACAGCGGTTAAGCAGAACCGCATTTACTACCGGGACGCTAACCCGCTCGGGAATAAAATCCATGCCGTTCAGCGCATGAAGCTGAGCAGTAAGCCACTTATTTGAGGACGTGATGAACAAATACCAGGACTACCCATATGACTACGACTATTGATACCAACCAATGGTGTAGCCGCTTTGTGAAATGCAAAGGCTGCAAGCTTGATTCTGAATGCATGGTGAAGCCTGAGGAAATGGCTCTGGTGAGAGAAGATGGAAAGATTGTCGATAAATGGGCAATCAGAACCACGGCAATGATTGCCAGAGAGCTGGAAAAACTAAAGGCTACATAGTTGGTCTTCTTTTATCTCACTTCAAATATCTAATCAGGTCGCAATGCGGCCTTTTTTATTGCCAAAATTTAAGGAATAACAACATGACCAAAGAAATTGTGACATTCAAGGGATTTAACAAAGACCTAAAGTGCCGTGGCTTTCAGTTTGCAATCGGTGAAACCTTCCATCACGATGGAAAAGTAGAGGCTTGCGGTTCTGGATTTCACGCCTGTGAATGTCCTTTCGATGTTTTCAGTTATTATCCGCCGGCAGAAAGCCGCTATGCGGAAACAATATCTTTTGGTATTACAGACAGTGAAGAAGGAGGTGACACTAAAATAGCCAGTTCCAGTATCACAATTAAGGATGAGTTAACGCTTCCTCAGTTCATTCAACGTGGTATCGAATGGATTTGGAGCAAGATAGATAAGTCTCTTGAGCAGCAGATCATGTGTGGCAGCTGGTCAGCGGCAACTAACACTGGCAACCGGTCAGCGGCAACTAACACTGGCAACTGGTCAGCGGCAACTAACACTGGCAACCGGTCAGCGGCAACTAACACTGGCGACTGGTCAGCGGCAACTAACACTGGCAACCGGTCAGCGGCAACTAACACTGGCAACCGGTCAGCAGCAGAAGTGTCTGGATCGCAATCCGTAGCGGCATCACTCGGAATAGAAGGAAAAGCCATGGCATCTGAAGGCGGAGCAATTGTACTTTGCTATCGCGATGAAGATGGCGAGTTAATTCATATCCGCGCCAGCAAGGTTGGCGAGAACGGTATTATGCCGGATACCTGGTATCAACTGGATGAAGATGGTGAGTTTGTAGAGTGTGAGTGATGCACCTATAGCAGATTGCACAGTCTGCTATGTGAGCAATATCGCTCGTAACCAAACGAGGACGACGACTCGTTCTGGTTAATCGAAAAATCTTCCCTTGATGTTATTTGCCGCTCGCAGTCAGGGCGGCTTTTTTATCGCATATCCACAGCGCTTCATATCGAGGCGTTTTAGCTATGCCAATAAATGAAAATGGAGAATCCCACGATGACATTTGCTATCGCGGGCGGTGCCGTCATGGGTATCGCCCAACTTAATGAATCACTTTTAGAGCGTATCACCAGAAAATTACGGGCCGGATGGAAACGTCTCGGTGAAATTCTTAATCAGCCAGGAGTACCACGCCATGACCATTACACCTGTTAACGGAACAATTCTTGTTCAGCAAGGAAACAGGGAGTTCAACAAGCTATATGAGAAAGCATTTCCGGATACAAAACAGGGAATGTCTGATGCGTATACGTGGGCTGCCGGAATAGCTCTTGGTTGGGATAAGTGGCAGGACGAAGACTGGGAAAAACTAAATGTTGCATGATTTTGATGATGACGAGTTTATTGCTCTCATATCTCCAGAAATTGAGGAAGAAGTGGAGCAGCAAATTAACTTAGCCGCAGAACGGCAAAATCCGATTATTGGTTGGGATGAATTTGCGGGGTATTACTCATGAGCAAAGAGTTTTACGCAAGACTTGCTGAAATTCAGGAGCATCTGAATGCGCCAAAGAATCAGTACAACTCGTTTGGTAAATACAAATACCGCAGTTGTGAGGACATTCTTGAGGGTGTTAAGCCACTACTGAAAGGCCTGTTCCTGTCTATCAGTGATGAAATCGTGTTGATTGGCAACCGTTATTACGTCAAGGCCACAGCGACCATTACAGATGGTGAAAATAGCCACTCAGCAAGCGCTATAGCGCGAGAAGAAGAAAACAAGAAGGGAATGGATGCTGCTCAGGTAACTGGCGCTACAAGCTCTTACGCTCGCAAATATTGCCTTAACGGTTTGTTTGGTATCGACGACGCCAAAGACGCTGATAATGAGGAGCACAAACAGCAGCAGAATGCAGCACCTGCGAAGCAAACTAAATCATCGCCTTCCTCCCCTGCTCCTGAACAGGTTCTTAAGGCATTCACTGAGGCCGCATCAAATAAGAACACGCTCGATGAACTGAAGCAAGCATTCGCCAAAGCGTGGAAGATGCTCGAAGGCACGCCGGAGCGGCAGAAGGCGATGGACGTTTACAACATTCGCAAAGATGAACTTGAAGGAGCGATCGCTTAATGGCGCATTCAATCACTGTACGACTAAACAAGCCAGCAAGAGAGTTTCAGGCTGGAGAAAATATCGGATTCAACATTCGCGCTGGCGTTCAGTATTACGACCGCCAGACAAAAAAGAAAGAATGGACAAACTACAGTGCCGCTGTATTTGCCAAACCGGGTCCGCAGGCTGATTACTATCGCAGTGTCCTGGTTGAAGGCGGTATTGTGGAAATTACCGGCGAAAACATCAAGGTTGATGTTTATCAGGGCCAAAATGGGCAATCAATCACTCTTGAATTGCTGAACGCAAAAATTGGATTTGCAGCTTCAGGAAATTGCCCGCAGCAGCAAAGTAGTAACCAGCAGAACACGCCTGTATACGACGATTCCATCCCCTTCTGATTTAGAAAAATAAGGATTTAATTATGCCAGCGCCTCTATATGGTGCGGATGACCCGCGCCGCTGTTCTGGCCGCACCAAAGAAGAGGTGCTGGCTAAGTTTGCCCTGTATTACGAAGTAAAAGACCAGTTACCACCAGATACCAGAGAGGAACGATTAACCCGATATGCGCAAGACCTTTATAATCTGGAGATGAAACAACGTATTTACCAGACCTCAATACGTCCATTTCGCAAAGCAACACATACAAAATTCATTGAAACAGACCCGCGCCTTCGTGATTACCGTTCGCGTTATGGCGCTATCAGTAATGACTGAGGAATTTACGATGAGAGGACTTGCATACAATCCCGACATTCTACCAGCAGAACTTATTATTAGGCACAAAATTAAACCAATGCCAACACGCGAAGAATTATTGCAGCGCAATTCATTTCCCTCGATTAACGAGAATAAATATTTGAATGCGATACTGAGGAGAGAAAAATGCAAGAGGTAAAAATTTACACCGCATCCCCATCAGATTTATCCCCACCGGTACAGTCTGAATCGTTCTGCGTTGACATGGTTCTGGCGTCTGATTATCGGGAACTGGAGGCGAAATGCGTGGCGCTGGCTGCAAAGCTGAGCAAGATTAATGACCTTATGGAAGCCGCCGAACAAGCAAACAAACTGGCGCAGGAAGCAACGGAAACGCTGGTTCAGGAGCGTAATGCGCTGGCTGCGGAGAATGCGGCGTTGAAAGAACTTATCGAGCAACACGCTAATAGTGTGGCTGTATGCCCTAATTGCTCGCATGAAGAACCAAGTGAAACAGACGATATCGTTGCGCTGTATAGATCAATGGAAACCCCAGCTACCGACGCTTTTCTGGCTGAAGTGACACAAGAAGCAGTAGAGTCACTCAAGAAGGAGATTGAAGGGCTCAAAAAGCAGTTGCTTATGTCTGTCGGTGATATTCGAGACCTTATTGATTACAACCCTGAAAATGGCGTTCTTACAGCGAAAGTTAACTTCAGCGGAAGGCAGGCAGGTTCTGTCATTGGCTCTCAAACGTGGCAGGGATATTACGCATTCTCACTGTTCGGCAAGAAGTGCTTTGCTCACAGACTTGCGTGGCTACTGCATTACGGTGAGTGGCCTTCACAACCTATCGATCACATAAACGGAATTAAGACGGACAACAGCATAAGAAATCTGCGCCTTTGTTCTCTATCGCAGAACCAATTCAACAAGCCCACTCAGAAAAACAACACTACAGGTGTGAAGGGTGTGTATTGGAACAAGCGAGATAAACGCTACGTTGCCAGCGTCCAATTTAACGGAAAGAAATACAGCGCGGGACATCACAAGGATATTGATAGCGCTAAAGAGGCTGTAATGAAACTTCGGGAAAAACTGGCTGGAGAATTCACTAACCACGGCGAATTCGAACTCGCCGCCCAACTTCGCAAAGGAGCCGTGCTATGAGCAATACAGCAAAACTTCAACTCGGATTCTCTCCGTTATCAAAAACCATCATGCTAGCAAAAATGCGCGATGTGGAAGGTGGCCGCCTGCGCGTCGGTAATGATCGTGGTCGCGATGTTACCAATGAGGCTGCGCAGCTAGTGTGGCGGCTTGTCATGGCGGAAGGTGGTGAAATCGGCTGGGAGCTTGATGACGGTTCACGCATGGTGCTGAAAGCTGAGAAGCAGGAGGCCGCCCAATGAGCAACATCGACAAACAGGCGCTACGTGAGCGCTATTCACCAAAACCTGTACCCAAATGCCATATTTGCGGCGAGGAAATGACAATCCAGCGAATATCTGCCAGTCGAATTACCTATGGCTGCACGGGCGAGGGTGATGATGGATATTTCAAATTTGGTCGTACTTTTGCTGACGAGCATTACGAAAAATCGCGCGTAACAGTAGTTGATGTTAGCGACCCGGATGTGCTGGCGCTGCTGGATGAGCTGGAGCATTACAAATCACGTGAAGAGCGAGTTACAAAGCTGGTTCTGGATAACTCGACAAGCTGGGATGTTCTCTACGAGAAGCTTGAAGCCGCAGAACGCAGCATGGCAGAACAAAGCGCGATTGTAGCTGCTGCTGAAAAACTGGTTCGCTGCAAAGGTCGTTATCACAGCGAACTGAATTACCGGGCGCTTGCAAAACTGTTTGGTGTCGTTACGCCAGATTTACCACCACTTGAGCATGAAAACGTTCATTACGCAGATGCTGCTGAGGTGGAAATTACAGCGTTACGCCAGCGCATAGCAGAACTTGAGGCGAAACTTGAAACTGCTGACAAGTTGCAGGATAGCGCATTCCGTGACGGCCTGAAAGCCGGGTTCAGCTATGGGCAGACAGATGACCAATCCGGGTTCGCGCAGTGCATGTCTGCATATAGCACACGCACTGGCATCAAGGTTAAGGGGGAATGAGCATGAAATACGAAATCCCAGAATCAGAAGATATTGAGTGGCAGCAAGATATGCTTCGTGAAATAGACAAGGCTCTTGACGTCTTGCGTGATTATCATGAGCACACAGGGGAGGTGGAAGAAATCATCAATGACATTACCGCGAGAATCGCATCACTCCGCGCCTATTCTGGATATTGAGGACTAACCCATGACCACTATTACCAAAAAGCAGCGCGCAGAGCTGCGCATGAAGTTCGGCGGCCGCTGCGCTTACTGTGGGTGTGAGTTGCCGGAAAAGGGATGGCATGCTGACCACGTCGAGGCGGTGCTACGAAAATCTGAGCAGTGTATGAAGGCTGCTGCGAAAGGCATTTTCAAGCTGAAGGCGACTGGTGAATTCTACAGGCCAGAGGCTGAGAGGCTGGAAAACCTATTCCCGGCATGTGCGCCCTGCAACCTGCTGAAAGCGTCCTATTCGCTGGAAATGTTCAGAGAGCAGGTATCTCTTCAGGTTGAGCGTGGGCGCAAGAGCAGCATGAACTTCCGCACGGCAGAGCGTTTCGGCCTTATCGAGGCAGTGGAGAAGCCAGTGGTTTTCTGGTTCGAACAGTATCAGGAAGGGGTAGCAGTATGAGCACTATTACCAGAGAACGCCTGCTTAAAATCCAGCAGTGGCGCGAAACATATGGCGCTGGTAGCAACGTTATGCTGCCGGCAGAAGAAGCGGAAGAGCTGGCGCGTATCGCGCTGGCATCGCTCGAAGCGGAGCCTGTGGCGTACAACCAAGTGCAGCGTGACATGATGAAGGACATTATCGTCAGGAAGATGGGAGGGAATCTGGCAGGAGAAAAATTGGTTATGGATGACATCCACGCCGTAACGATGGCGCTGATTGATGCTGGATTCAGAACCGCCCAGCCAGCGTCAGAACGCGAACAGATACGCCGCGAACACGCCGAGTGGTCTGATGCCACGTTCGGCGATGTTGGCCCCATCGGTCCGCTGAAGCACCTCTCGAAAGAAGCGCTGGAAGCCGCTGCAGAACCTGACGACCTGAGCGAATGGGCTGACATGCAATTCTTGCTTTGGGATGCGCAGCGCCGTGCCGGTATCAGTGACGAACAGATTACCCAGGCGATGGTAGAAAAGCTGGCGGTAAACAAGCAGCGCGAATGGCCTGAGCCGAAAGATGGCGAGCCACGACTACACATCAAAGCGCAGCCAGCGCCGGTAGTGCCGGAGGAAATGCCAAAAGGTCTGGCTGGTCAAATTGTCAGTCTGCTGGCGCATAACATTGGCGATAAGTTTTTGGCTCAGAAAATCTGGAACGCCTGCCGCGCTGCCCTGCTTCAGGGTAGCCAACCTGTAAGTAATTGTGATGAGTTGCAGGTAATCGGCTGGTTGCGTAGCGATTACAACAGCGATGACAAACGCGATCCTGACGCTCCGCTATTTATGTTGGGCAGTAATAACCCGTCTGAAACGTGGGGAGTGAAATATATGCCTCTAACTGGCAACTCTCCGGTAACTCCGGATGGCTGGATAAGCTGTAGCGAGCGGATGCCGGAAGACGAGCAAGAAGTAATTGTCCAGAACAAGTTGGGATACCGTTATGTTTCATATTTCGATGAGCATTCTGGACTGTTTTTTGACATGCGAGGCGGTAATCAGATTAACTGCATTGAGCATATCTTGGTTACCCACTGGATGCCGCTGCCAGAACGCCGCAGCAGGAGGTGAAGTACTAAATCCCCAGCAGAGCGCAACTAACAAACCTCGCACAGTCGAGGTTTTCTTTTATCGGAGTAACCATGGAATCACACAGCCTCACACTCGATGAGGCCTGTGCATTTCTCAAGATATCCAGACCTACCGCCACAAACTGGATTCGCACAGGCCGCCTTCAGGCAACACGCAAAGACCCCACCAAACCGAAATCTCCTTACCTCACCACACGACAAGCCTGCATTGCGGCGCTTCAATCTCCGCTGCATACTGTTAAGGTGAGCGCGGGTGATGACATAAAAGAGGAAAGAAAATGTCTATCTTCCGCAGAGGTGAAATATGGTACGCGTCCTACTCGACACCGGGCGGGAAGCGAATTAAGGAAAGCCTTGGGACTTCCGACAAGCGGCTCGCTACTGAGCTACATGACAAGCGCAAAGCTGAATTGTGGCGAGTAGACAGGCTTGGTGATTTCCCTGATGTAACGTTTGATGATGCCTGCATGCGCTGGCTTGAGGAAAAAGCGGAGAAGAAATCACTGAAAGATGACCGTAGCCGTATGGCTTTCTGGCTGGCGCATTTTGAGGGAGTACGGTTAAAGGATGTAACCGAGCAAAAGATTTACTTAGCAGTAAACAAGATGAGCAACCGCAAACAGCTTGAGATATGGAAAATCAAAGCTGCCGCGGCGCAGAAGAATGGAGAACCTGCACCAATCTATTCAGCTAAACCGGTCACAACCTCCACTAAGGCCAAACACCTGGCATTAATGAAGGCTATTCTGCGTGCAGCAGAACGTGACTGGAAATGGCTGGAGAAAGCGCCTGTAATCAAGGTTCCAGCCGTCAGAAACAAACGCGTCAGATGGCTGGAGAAAGAAGAGGCAAAACGCCTGATTGATGAATGCCCTGAACCGTTGAAATCTGTTGTTAAATTTGCGCTGGCAACAGGACTTAGGCGGTCTAACATCATCAATATGGAATGGCAACAGATTGACATGCAACGTCGTGTTGCCTGGGTGAACCCTGAAGACAGCAAGTCAAACCGCGCTATTGGCGTAGCGCTAAATGACACTGCCTGTAAGGTATTGCGTGACCAGATTGGTAAGCATCATAAATGGGTGTTCGTGCATACGAAAGAAGGCATCCGGCCCGATGGCTCAAAGACTCCGACTATCAGAAAGATGCGCGTCGATGACCAGCGAGCATGGAATGCAGCTTGCCGCCGGGCTGGAATTGAGGATTTCCGTTTCCACGATCTGAGGCACACGTGGGCCAGTTGGCTAATTCAGTCCGGAGTGCCGCTTTCTGTTCTGCAGGAAATGGGAGGATGGGAGAGCATCGATATGGTGCGCCGATATGCTCACCTTGCGCCGAATCATTTAACGGAACACGCGAAGCAAATTGACTCGATTTTCAGTGATGATGTCACAAATATGTCCCATATGGAAAATAAGGAGGGAATTAAAGAGGCGTAACCAGTTGATATATAATGGTGCGCCCTGCAGGATTCGAACCTGCGACCCACGGCTTAGAAGGCCGTTGCTCTATCCAACTGAGCTAAGGGCGCCTTGTGAAGTGAAGACTTCGTGTAGACGAAACGCGAGAATTATACGGTCAGGCACTCCTGAGTCAATGGCTTTTGTTCTGGTTGCTGACTAAGTGTACGAATATCGTCTTTTCTGGCGCAATGCCAGGTTCCAGGAAATCGCCTGGACACATCTCAGCACGCATAAAGTGGGAATTAAGGCCGCCAGTATTTAGAAAATCAATCAGTTTCTTTAATATTTCACCATGATGCACCTGCCGTGTAGGATATTTTTTATGCTGCGTATCGCTATTAAGGAACAAAACAGTCACTTTGAGCATGGGTTGAAAATCATCATGACGCGTCTGGCGAATCAATGGCAGCAGAAAATTGACTTTCTGCCGCCAGAAGAGATAGATAATGCCGATATCGCTTTTCTGGCCCTGGATGATGATTGGTTCAGCGCAGGTTGTTACCAGATACCTATGCATACCCAACATCAGCTACGGGTGATTATTTGTAATAAATGCGATAAAGAAAAGCTCATGTTCAGACCATGTCTGTATATGCTGCCGCATATTTATCGGGAAGATGATGTTGAAGAAATTACCCGGAAAATGATATTGATCTTACATAAGCGAGCGCTTCGACATAGCGTCCCTTCTGGCATTTGCCACTACTGCACGACTCGTCATTTTTCAGTAACAGAACGTCACCTGTTAAAACTGATCGCCAGCGGTTATCATTTAAGCGAAACGGCTGCTTTACTTTCACTTTCTGAAGAGCAGACAAAGTCACTCCGCCGGAGCATTATGCGCAAATTACATGTTAAAACGGAGCAGCAGTTTTTAAAGTATATTAGAGTTAACCTTCATTTCTTACTCAGTAAGTAA